GAGTATAGTATCAACTGGTCCTCTGACCATATCCACAAAAGGAATATATACGATTCTCGGAACAAAAGCTGACGTATACCAAATCCCCGTCATCGTCAATATTCCTGTCAAATAGAAGCAAAACACACAAGAAATGGCAATATGACCAAACGTCCGTCTTCTCTCTTTCAAATGTAAAAAAATAAAGTACACCGCCAATAATGCGATAATAGGAGCAACCCCGCATAACAGATGTCTGCTACTTAATTCCCAGTCCATAAACACATCTCCTTATAATTCGCACACCATAATGTATTCTTCGGCATTTTCATCGACCGTCTTGAAGCCGACATTCTTATACATCTTCACGGCGTAGTTTTCTTTCTGCACCTCCAGGGACACTCGTTCATATCCCTGCCATTTCAACAGTTCGAGCATCTTCACCATAAGCTGTGAGCCGATGCCCTGACCGTGATACTCTTTGTAAAGCGAAATGGCAAAGGACAGCGTCTCGTCATCCACATGGCCATAATCGTCCATGATCCTTGTCCAGACCACTCCGATCACCTTGCCGCCGAAATCAGCCACCAGGCAGTTATCACCCTTGCGTGTACCGAAATCATCCGTATACACTCGCAGTTCCGGCTTTTCAATGATATCTCCTGTCGGCGGCTCCGCACCTTTCGGTATGAAGATTGCTTCATACAAGAAGTCCTTCAGCAGCTCGGTTTCACCCTTTCAGAGACTGCGGATCACATATTTCTTATGCTTATCGCTCGGCATGTGGGAGATACGCTCGTTACGCACCCTGCCAAACATCTCAAGCACCTGTCTGCCGATCTGCTCCGGCTCGTTGTCATTGTCGCTACATATTAGTTCCAGCGTATCCGGTGTCCAAATGTACCCATGCGCCTTGTTATAAAGGTATTTCTGAAACTCTTCGTATTCTTTTTCTTTCAGTTGCTTCTGCTGGGATCTCTATTTTGGTGCCGTCAGCAAAGATCACGCTCGCCTCGCCTGATGGTGTGATCTGGATGCGCTGGCAAAGAGCACGCAGGGTTGCTCGATCAAAGTCTTGGCTGAGGGTGGCGTTTTGGATGGTTTTCTTAAACCTAGTGAGTTTGGCTTTGATGCCTGCGCGCCGTTCAATCTCCGCCGTGGTTGCTTCGTAGGCGTTGATGGCTTCACGTTGGCGGGCTTTGAACTGGGTGAAGCGCTCTTGGTAGTCGTCTTGGTTTTGAGAGTGATGAGCGTTGTGGGTTATGGCTTGGTTAATGAGTTTGGTGGTTACCTCGATTTCACTTGCTTGCTGTAAGGCTTGTTCTTCCAAATCGGTGGTGTCTGATGTGGTGGTAATTAGGCAGTCCCAGTCGATGAGCTGCTGGCTTTTGATGAGCTGGGCGAGCGCTGTTTGGAAGATTGTTTGCAGTTGACTATCGCGTAGTACGGGCATTTTCTTTGGGTGAGGAACTGTGAATTTCTCGTTGCATTGCCAGATGATAGCCCGGTATTTATCAGTGGAGTGCCAGGTTTTGCTGCCGTAGGCTGAGCCGCAGTGAGTGCAGTAGACCATACCAGTGAAGGCACGCTCGCGCCGGCCTTGGTTCGTGTTTTTTGCTAGCTCGTAGCGCACGAGTTCCCAGGTTTCAGGATCGATGATGGCTGGGTGAGATCCGGTCACGTAATATTGTGGGACTTCTCCCTCGTTGGCTTTGCGTTGCTTGGTGAGGAAATCTACGGTGAAACGCTTCTGTAAGAGTGCGTCGCCTTTGTATTTCTCGTTGGTGAGAATGGAGTGGATGGTGGTGTGGCTCCATTTGTGTTTACGCCGAGGGGTCAGTATTCCATCCGCATCTAATGAGGCTGCGATTTGGGGGATGCTCATGCCTTCGAGGTATTGGCGATAGATGCGGCGCACGATGTCGGCTTGCTCAGGGTTGATGACAGGCTCGCCGTCTTCGCCGCGATTGTATCCGAGGAAGTTACCGTAGGGCATATAAACTTTTCCGTCTTGGAAACGCTTCCTGTGACCCCACGTGACGTTCTCGGAGATAGATCTGGATTCTTCCTGGGCGAGGGAGCTCATGATGGTGATTAGCAGTTCGCCTTTGGAGTCGAGTGTCCAGATGTTTTCTTTCTCGAAAAACACCTCCACGCCTTTATCTTTCAACTTCCTCACCGTTGTGAGGGAGTCGACGGTGTTGCGAGCAAACCGGGAGACGCTTTTGGTGACGATTAAGTCGATTTTTCCTGAGAGGGCATCAGCTATCATGCGGTTGAATCCCTCCCGGTGTTTCGTGGAAGTGCCAGAGATTCCTTCATCGGTGTAGATGTCGACGTATTGCCAGCCGTCGTGGTTTTTGATGTAGTGCTCGTAATAATCCACTTGCGCCTCATACGAATTCGCCTGGTCAGTATCGTCGGTGGAGACGCGAGCATAGCCAGCAACGCGGCGTAGCTGCTGGCCGCTAATCGTGGTCGTAGTGGAGTGCAAGGGTTTGGTGGCAGGGATAGTGGTAATCCGTGGCATCAGGCAGTCACCTCCTCACCGGTGCGGTAATCAATCGTGGTGGTGTTCCCACTGCTGAGGTGGATTGTCAGGAGCCAGTTCGGGCTGGCCTCAATCCGCTCGATCCAATCAACCACCTGCTGGTCGTCCCAAGCATGAAGCCCAAGCAGCCGCAGGATGATGGTGTGCAGGTTTTCTTCTCGTAGTTGATGAGCATGACAGGGGTTGCCCTTGCCTTTCGTGGCGGTTTCGCACCACCAATATTTATAAGTTGAGTGTGCCAAGCGGCGGGTACGCCGATGATAGTTCCTGCCACAGATAGTGCAGGTGATACGGTGCGTAAGGGCGCTACTGCCACCGGTTGGGGTCAAGCCGCGTCCGCCCGTGGCACGCCGCCTGGCTAGCTCTGCTTGAACGGCGTCAAAAACGCTACGCTCGATAATAGGTGGGTGGGAGTCTTCTACAATATATTTATCCAGCTCGCCACGATTCAGAGTCGGTGTGTTATCTCCGGCGTGAGCACTGAAGTACTGTTGCAAGATTGCGGTACCGATATAGGTGGGGTTTTCCAGCCAATCGCGGGTCACCGAGGCGCTGAACTTGCCGCCACCACGTGAACGCAAACCCTCTTGGTTCATTTGTTTGCAGGTTTTCTCCGGGCTGATACCTTCAAGAAACTCAGCAAACACACGCCGCACAATCACGGCTTCTTCTTCAATAATGTCGAGCTGGCCGTGGTGGTAGCGGTATCCGTAGGGGTGGCGCGAATGCAACAGACCATCCTTGTACTTTTTACGGATGCCCCACTTCGCATTAGCCGAGATAGATTCGGATTCAGCTTGCGCGAACGAGGCTAGTAAAGTGAGAAGGACTTCGCCCTCAGCGTTAGCGGTGTCGATGTTTTCACGTTCAAAACGCACGCTCACCCCAGCAGCCTTCAATGCTCGCACAGTGCTTAGTAGGTCGACAGTGTTACGGGCAAACCTGCTAATCGATTTGGTGAGAATAATGTCGATACTCCCTGCGAGTGCTTGTTCAATCATCTGGTTGAACTCGCCACGCCTTGTGGTGCTGGTACCCGTCGCGGCATAGTCAGAATACACTCCGGCATACTCCCAGCCTGGCGTTGAGCTGATGAGCTGGTTGTAGTAAGAAACCTGGGCAGAGAACGAGTGAGTGAGGCGCTCGGATTCGCGTGAGACTCGCACATACGCCGCCACCCGCGTGAGCTTCAACGCTGCTGGTTTGGGTGGTAGTTTGCAGATCTCCATGCGCGTCTCCTTGTATCAAGTCCGGTGTGTCTATATATCACTCTGAACGCCTGTTTTATCCAGTACTAGCGCCGTATGCAGCCGCCCAATCGGAGGAAGATTGCGGGCTATCAGCCCACCTCGAATGTGGCTCACATCTGTATCGGTGAGTATCCCTGCCTTGGCCGCTTTCGTGGCGGCCAGCATGGTGGCCCGGTAGGTGGCTTCCCGAGCAAACTGGGGTGCGCTCATCACAGTCATTTCTTGCTCCGATGAGCTACGTAGCATTCATGGCAGCAATAGCGTCGATGCTTATTCCCATACGCGGTGAACGTGGTGCCACAGCCGATACAGGCGAAGGTATAGGTGGCATCACGGTTTTTCGCTTCGGGATGTGCCGCCCACCAAGCCCGCCTATGCTCACTGCAGCAAAAAGATGCAGGTCTGCCAGTCGCCTGAGTCGCTATGGGATTACCGCACCAACGACACCACCGACCATCCTCCATACCTTGGTTCCGTGAACGTTGATGGGGGTTTCGTGCCAGATGACTGCGAACACTGCTCGGCTCTAATCCAAGAATCCGCGCAATCATCGCCGCAGCCATCCCGTGCTGGTTGAGTTTTACTATCGCCTCTTTTTGAATCGGGTCAATCATCGCGTATTCCTCCTATAAGGAGGGCTTCGAGCAGCAAGAAATATAAACAGGGAAAACAAAAAGAGCCGCCCCAGCAAGACGGTGAAGTCTCGCTGAGGCGGCTCTTAGAATCCAGCGGGCTAATTGGCTGGCTAGCAGCCGAGCTTTTGGTTTACTCGGGCTTGTACCTGGTTGTAAAGATTTCCCAGGCGTGCCCGGCGGGTAGCGCCGTTGCCGTAGTCTCCTCGAATCACGGCGTCTGCCAAGGCATCAATATTTGGCGCGGCCGGCGCGGATCCTGCCGCGAGTTTTTCGTTAACTCTGCGTTGCACAGCGTCGTAGAGGCTACCTAGGCGTGCGCGTCGCTGGTCGCCGTTGCCGTATTCGCCGCGGATAACTGCGTTGGCTAGTGCTTCAATATCTGGTTTACCGGCAGATGATGCCTGGGGTTTGTTTCCGCTGATTTGGTCGTACCAGTAGCCGGCTCTAGCCATGTAGGTTGCGTGTTGGGATCCGGCTATGGAGGCGGGGCATTCGGTTGCGGAAAAGTCGCGGTGTCCGAATACGTTTTTGCCCCAGGTGGGTCGGCCTAGCTTGTAGTAGTGACACAGGGCGGCGAGAAGGTGTGCCCCGTTTTCTAGGCAGGCATCGGAAATACGGTAGGGGTGGGTGGATGCGTCTGCGTGTTCGATCCCAATCGAGGTGGTGTTGGCTACCCAATTTCCCGCGTGCCAGGCAGTATCCCGGTCCCAGACGAGTTGGCCGATACGGCCACTGGTTTCTACTTGATAGTGCGCGGAGGCGGGTCGGGTTTGCCATACGTTCCAGCATCCTTGTATGGAAAGGTTGCCATCGTTGTGGTGCAGGATTATTTTGTTGATGGATCGGCCTTGTCTGCCTTTGGTGAAGTGTTTGTTCATCAAAAGGTTCAGGTCAGCTTCTAAAGTGTTCCAGTTCTTCATTTTGGGTTCTCCGTTTCTTTTTTGATTGGTTTAGCCGGTGGCCAAGATAAAAAGTGCGATCAGGTAGATAAGCGGGGTCAGTATCCA